CCGAAAGGGACATGACAGCAAACCAGACTAAGAAGTACAACGAGCTGCTTAACCAATACGAGCAGCGCACAGATCTAACACCAGGACAGTGCCAACTGCTATACACCTTGGCATGCGTAATTTGTGAAGAGACAGAGTTGCAATCGTACTGCAACACGAACGGCACATGTTATCAGGTGACCGGCAAGAGTGGCGATGTGTACAGCCGCATGCGTCCAGAGTGGCAACAACTCAAAGAGGCACGCCACCGCAAACAAATCATTATCACACGACTGGAAAATTGGATTGGGGAGGGCAAGCCAGCAGCTGACGAGAATGCAGAGTTCTTCGGATAAGTATTGGTTTGATGAGGCGGCGGCAGGGAAAGCAGTGGACTTCATCGAGAAGTTCTGCACGCACGTCAAAGGCGAGTTGGGTGGCAAGCCTTTTCTCCTTGAGGACTGGCAGAAGGACGACATCATACGACCGCTATTTGGGTGGAAGGATGCCGACGGACTACGGCGCTACCGCACTTGCTATGTTGAGATACCTCGTAAAAACGGCAAGTCTAATCTGTCTGCTGCTATTGCTCTCTATATGCTCTTTGCTGATGGCGAGCCTGGCGCTGAAATTATCTCCGCTGCTGGAGATCGTGGTCAAGCGAATATCGTCTTTGATATTGCACGGGACATGATCAGCAACAACCGGCACTTGACGCAACGATCGCGTGTGCTGCGCAACGTCATTAAATACAAGTCCTCCTGGTACAAGTCGATTAGCGCCGAGGCATACACCAAGCACGGGTTGAACTGTCATGCCGTGATTTTCGACGAGCTGCACACACAACCGAACCGCGAGTTGTGGGACGTACTGACCACCTCGACAGGTGCTCGACGTCAGCCATTGACCATGGCACTCACGACAGCTGGCCACGATCGCGCGTCCATTTGCTACGAGGTACACGAATACGCCGAAAAGGTGCGCGACGGAATCATTGACGACCCGACGTTTCTGCCTGTGCTGTATTGCGCCGACGTGGACGACGACTGGACGCAAGAGGAAACATGGCGCAAGGCTAACCCGGGGTACGGCAGCATTTGCCACAAAAGCTACTTTGACCAAGCAGTACAAAACGCAAAGGCCAATCCATCTATGGTAAACAGCTTTTTGCGACTACACTTGAACATATGGACATCAGCAGAAACCGCGTGGATTCCGGACGACATCTGGATGAAGGGCAACAAACCCATTCCGTATGACTTACTTAGCACTTTGCCGGCTTATGGCGGCCTTGACCTTGCATCTACTCAAGACCTCACAGCATTCTCGTTGTTGTTCCGTGACGATAGCAATGACTGTTTTTATCTTGTTGTGCATCAATTTGTCAATTCAGAAAAGGCGCACACCAAGAAACTAAGCGCAGGAATTGACTACCTGGCGTACGAGCGCGAGGGCGACATTACGATTACACCAGGCAACGTGACTGACTATCGCATTGTCAAAGATTACATCGCTGACCAGTGCGCCAAATACGACGTCAGGTCAATTGGATACGACCCGAGGTTTAGCACCTACATCGTTAGCGAGCTAGAAGCCGACAACATCACCATGGCCCCGATGGCGCAAAACATCACGACCATGAACGGACCGACAAAGGAGTTCGAAATGGCGGCGATGCGCGGCCAAATCATTCACGGCGGCAACCGTTGTTTGCGTTGGCAAATGGGATGTGCAGTCGTGTACACTGATGTAAACGAAAATAAGCGCGTCACCAAAGAACGCCAGGAGAACAAAAAGGTGGATGGCGTAATTGCAAGTATCATAGCCATGAACGAATATTGTCACACGCTTGGCGAAGACGACATCATGCTGGAAATCTTTGATTTGTAAGTATTTTGCCGTATATTATAAGATAACCCGTAACGTATGGCCACACTAACCGAACGCCTGAGCGCCTTGTTTCGTTACCGAGTAGGTAAGTACAACAGCCAAACAATCGAGGCCGAAATGGGCATCAACCCCATCGTGCGCAGCGGAGTCAATGTTACCGAACAAAGCGCACTGGCCATTAGCACCGTTTACGCTTGCATCAACAAAATTGCAAGCACGATTAGCAGCTTGGACCTTGAAATTTACGTGCGTGACGGCCGCAACATTGAGGTGGCCAACCAACACCCATCGTACGAGCTGATTACGTCAGCCCCAAATGAGCATCAAAACGCATACGACTTCTGGGAAAACCTGATGTCGAGCGCGCTCATGTACGGCTGTGGGTACGCAATTATTGAGCGGAACGCACGAGGTTATGCAGAGCGCCTGGTGCCGGTGAGTTACTACGACGTCGACGTCAAGGAAGTGGAGGGAGAGCGCGTCTTTGTCATCCGTAATTACGGCGCAGTGACCCAGGAAAACATGCTGGAGATTAGCTGCATGAACAAAATGTCGCCAGTTCGTTTGCATCGCGAAAATATGGGCTTGGCCAAGGCCGCACAGGACTTTGGAAGCGAGTATTTCGGGCAAAAAGGGCAAATGACAGGCGTTTTGGCGTCAGATCAGCCGCTGCGAAAGGAACAAATGGACGTTATTCAGAACAGCTGGAACCAAAGCGCAATGAACGCAGGTACCAAGCTGTTGCCGTTCGGTTTTAAGTACCAACGCATTACAATTACGCCAGATGAAGCGCAGTTTATTGAGACGCGTAAGTTTCAAGCGGAAGAAATTTGCCGCATATACAGCGTACCGACGTCGCTTGTACAGCTACCGAGCCAAACGACGTTTAACAACGTAGAACAGCAGAATTTGCAGTTTGCGCGTCACACAATTGCCCCATGGGCCAAGCGCATTGAGCAAGAAATTGACCGCAAGTTGATTCAGAGCTTTGAGCGCCCAGACGTTTACAGCAAATTCAACATGAACGACCTGTACCGTGGTGACTTGGCTGCTCGCACTAACTTTTACCAGCAAATGCTGCAAAGTGGCGTGATGAGCATTAACGAAGTGCGCGGCAAGGAGCAGATGAACCCCGTAAACGGCGGTGATCAGCATACAATTCAGATTAATCAAATCGCATTGGACCGCCTGGGCGAGTACAGCGAGAAAGTATCAACCGATGGAGGACAACAACCAGCATAAAGACGCCGAGAAACGGACGATGGGCACAATTGAGGTGCGCGAGTCTGATGGCGACGAAATGACGCTTGAGGGCTACGCAGCTGTATTTAACAGCGAAACAGACCTCGGTGCATTCCGCGAAGTCATTAGGCCAGGCGCCTTTGATGACGTCATGGACAACGACGTGCGGGCACTCATCAATCACGACCCGAATCTCATCTTGGGACGTACGAGCAATGGCACGCTTGAGCTGTCAACAGACCAGCGTGGATTGAAATACAAAGTAAAGCTGGGAGACCAGCAATACGCACGGGACTTCTACGAAAGCGTTAAGCGCGGTGACATTTCACAGTCATCATTTGCGTTCACAATTGACAAGCAGTCATGGAACGAAGAACGCACAGTGCGCAGCGTAGACAAGGTGCGGCAACTGTTGGATGTGTCACCAGTGACGTATCCGGCATACGCAGCCGCCACGGTGCAAGCGCGTGACCAACAGCTTGATATTGACGAAGTGATCGCGGATGCGGTCGCCGACACAGATACAGAGAATAACGAACCTCAAATTCCACAACAAATGAATCTCAATGAGATGAAGGCGACTCGTGCCAAGCACGCCGATCGCTTTGAAGAGTTGGTAAACCTCGCAGAAACAGAAAACCGCGATTGGACCAACAACGAACAAGAAGAAGCCGACCTTTGCAAGCGCGAGGTTGAGCGTTTGGACGGCAAGATTGCACGCCGTCAAGCCGCTGAAGACATGATTACGCGTCAGGCCCAGATGGGCGGCACGTCAGTGTCAGAGGCAAAGGAAGTAAACCGCGTCAACAAATCTTTCAGCCTGAGCCGTGCCGTCAATGCCGTTGCACTGGGCAAAGCCTTGGAAGGTGCAGAAGCTGAATGGGCACAGGAAGCTGGACGCGAAATGCAAGCGCGCGGCTTGAACATGTCTGGCCAAATTGGTATTCCCGGTAACGCATTGTACCGTGCTATTGGTGATGCTGATGATTTTGCTGCTTCAGACGCTGCATACGCTGGTGCTGGCTTTGTGCCTACTGTTGTGCCAGGCGCTATTGACGCATTGCGCACGCCAACTATGGCCGAGCGTGTTGGCGTTACAACCATTAACAACGCAACTGCAAACTTGCAATTCCCACGCGTGAGCGCTAAGGCCGCAGGTACAGCAGAAGATGAAACCTCAGCTGATGCAGATTCCGGTTTGGACATGGACACTGTGACATTGACGCCAACCCGCGTTGCTGCAAAGACTTTGTGGTCAAAGCAGTTGATGTTGCAAGGTGGCGCAGCTGTTGACGCTCTCATCTCTCGCGAGTTGTCAGCAGGTATCAACGAGACCATCGACAAAGCAGTGTTTGCTGCTGCTGTTGCAGGTGCTTCTGGTGGTGCAGACGTTACTGGCGCATTGACTTATGCAGCCCTTACAGATGCTGAAAAAGACGTGCTGGCCGCTGGTGGTGATTTGTCACGCTGCGCGTTTGTCGGTTCCCCGTCGGCAATGAGCATTATTAAAGGCGAAGCAGCCGTGGCTAATATTCGTGCCGTTGTTGAAGGTAACAGCATTGATGGATTCACCACGTACTTTACTCCAAACGTTGTAGATTCAACTGGGGCAGGTACACCAGGCACGCTGTTGTTCGGTGATTACGCTGCGGGTATGTTGCTCGCGTTCTTTGGTGGTATTGACTTGTTGGTCGACCCATACAGCAACGCAGGTACAGCGCAAATCGCTTTGCACGTCAACAAGTTTTACGACACAGCGGTGCGCCAAGGCGGTGCGTTGTCTAAGTTGACAAACTTTAGCTGATAACAACTAAACTTGGAAGCCTGGCAATTGGGCTGGGCTTCCTTTTTTCTCTTGCCATGATCATCGACAAACCTGTATACACATCTGGAACTGACGTCGTATCACTTGCTGATATGAAGCTTTTTTTGCGCGTTGACGGGTCTGACGAGGACACCACGATCACGGCATTGCTCAATGCTGCAGTTACGCACATCAGCGACTACACAAATCGTCATTTTACAGGAGACAGCGACGCCAAATTTTACTTGGAGAAGTGGCGTAGCGCATCACTGGCTTTTGGTCCTGTAACGCGTATCAACGCCGTTAAGTATTACGACAGAAGCGGCACCTTGCAGACCTTGCCGGCAGCTAATTGGTACAACGAAGCGCACACAGACAACACAGTGCGTGTGTACTTCCACGACACGCCAGACCTCGAAGAATACAACGCATCGCCAGTGTACCTGGAATGTAAAGTTGGTGGAGCTGAGTCTGCATCTATTCAGGTAGCTACAAAGTTGCTTGTTGCACACTGGTTTGAGAACCGTCGTGCAGTAGTTACGGGCGCATCTGTCAACACAGTGCCCCTTAGTGTTCACAGCTTGCTTAACAGCGAGCGTATTATCGACATGCGGCAATGAACATTGGCCACCTCGATCGTCGCATCACACTTGAAGCGCCAAGCCCGACGGGGACTATTGACGCGTATGGTGAAATGTCACAGGCTGACGCATGGCAAACCTTTGTTACTGTGTGGGCAGCCATGGACAACAAGGCGGCGCGCAGCAGCATTATTGCAGATCAGGAGACTGCTATTAACCGCGTTACTTGGCGCGTACGTTCCTCGGCGTTCACACGCATTGTGACGCCTAAGTATCGCGTCAAATACGGCAACGATTATTACAATATCCTTGCAGTGCAGGAGGTTGGGCGCAAGCACATGATTTACCTGGTAACCGAACGCGTAATTTCCGAGTGATGGCAACGGTAAAGGTTGAAGGCATGGAGAAGGTGCTAAAAAAGCTTGACAAGCTGGCACAATGGAGCGAGAAGGATTACAAGAACCTTTTGGCCATCAACGAGCGCGTGGGTGATGTGTACACCGCATCCGCCAAGGCTAACATCAAAGACTTCTCACGCGACATCTTGGTGCAACGCAAAGACAGCTCAGACATCTTGGTTAAGCGTGGCCAGCTGCGACGCAGCGTTGGCATTTTCCAACCAGAGAAGCGCAGCACTAAGGTCATTGCAGGTCCACTTACAAACACGATTGGACGTCGAAAGACGCGCAAGTATTCTGACGGATGGTTTGCGCACATTGTGGAAGGCGGTGACAGCTTTGGCGTCAAGAAGACCACGCCTAACACAGGTGTATTTGAACGCAGCAAGCGTGCAACACAAACTCGCATGGAGGCGTTGCGCAACCGCTTGTTGAAACGCGAATATGAAAGGTTTATGCGATGAAAGTAGGACTGGCCATATACAATCTGCTTAAAAACGACACGCTCGTTAACCAAATCGTATCAGGTAGAATATACCCGGAGCTGGCAAGAGAAGGCGCATCTATGCCTTATATCGTGTACAGCGTTGTCAGCAACTCGCCAAGCGACACAAAAGACGGCACGCCTATTGACGAGGCGCAATGCGAGATTTTTAGCGTCGGCAGCACTTATCAAACGTGCAATGATTTGGCCGACAAGGTGCGTGCTGCACTAGATCGCAAGGGCGTGACCGTGACCGACGCAGAGGCTGGCAACATTACTGTGCAGTCTATACAATACACTAACGAAATAACCGAGGTGAGTGCTGACCGCAAGACTTATATTGCAGTGCAGGACTACACCTTTAGAATTAAACGATAATGGACCCTCTTACATTCATTGCAGAAAATTGGGGCGAGTTGACATTGGGCCTTTTGGCCTTTGCCAAGTTGGTGGTCAACCTTACGCCTACGGAAAAGGACAACCAAATTTTTGGTTACCTCGACGTACTCATCAACCTCATCATTGCAGACCGCAAAAAACCTACTAACAACGAATAATCATGGCCACTACTGGTATTTTTAATGGCTCACAGTATACGGTGATGTTTGAGACGGACGGCACCACGCCTGTCGTCGCAGATCACGTAACTGACCTGAGCGTCTCTGTGTCAACCGAGACACGCGACACTACAACAAAGAACAACGGCGGTTACCGCGCTTTGTTGCCTGGTTTGAAAACATTGACTGTCAACTTCACTGCGTTTTACGCTGGTGACGCCACCAACGGATACGACGAATTGATGACAGACTTTTTGGCTGGCGAAAAGCAAGACGTCAAGGTTTGTTCATACGACTTCGTTGCAGATGGCCAGGAAGCTGGCGACAAGGAGATTGTGTTCGAAGCCTACATTACCTCACTTGAGTTGAGCGCAGGAACAGAAGACAACGCGTCTTACACCTGCACCCTTGAGTGCGTCAGCGCAATCACATTCCAAGACGCCGTATAATACATGACAATCACCCTTGACAACCAGACTTTTCCTGTGCGCGCAAGCATGCGTGCGTGGCGAAACTTTGAAAACGAAACAGGTCACAAGGTGGCCACGTTGGACAGTGAGGACGTCACTAAGATGCCCGAACTACTGTACTATTTCGTGCAAGAGGGATGCCGCAAGCAGGGCATGAAGTTTCAAATGTCAGTGGATGATTTTCTTGGTCTGATTGACGTTGCGGACTTGGCAAATGTGATGAAGGTGATTGAAGAGTCGATGTCACCAGGCGGTGAAAAAAAAACCGAGGTGACAACGACAACAAGCCACTTGAATGGGACGAAATAGAGTCGTTGGGGTTGGGGCTATTAGGCCTCACCCCTAACGCTCTATACGACTT